TACAGATACCAAGTCATAGGTGATACTCCTTGGGAAAAAATTAAAACATTAAAAGGATTTCTTGTAGGTAGAGTAAGAGCTGCTGTACTAGAAGAAGTTTCTGAATTAAAATATCAAGCTAAACTTGCAAAACTAAAACGTCTTGAAGAAGAAGCTGGTTTACAAGAAGATATATTAGAACTTAAAGGTGAGATTATGGAAACAGAAAGTCATCAACAAACTGCTTATGAGGCTTATAGACTTAATGAAGATGAAATTAAAATATTAAACAAGCTTTTAAAGGAACTTTATGTTATTGCTGAACCTACAAGAATTAAAGGTTATACTGATGAACAAATGTTCGAAGCTAATGCTGCGAATGAATTTACTGTAAACATTGGTAGAGAAATACAAGCTGAGATGATAGCGAATGGTAGACCATCTGCAGCTAAAATAAGAAATGCCATGAGTAACCCCCATACCTGGAACGCATTGAAGGGTATAGGATTAATACCTAAAGAACCAAAAATTCTTGAAGGTCACGTAAACCCAACATTAAGAATAGAACTTAAAGGAGTTGAAGATGAAGTTATATAAGATGGAGCATACAAGCTGGAACACATTTTTTGGTACACCTGATGAACCAATTGATAGACCTGGTTGTACAATCATAGCACAAACACCAAGTAATGATGCGTTTTTATTATTATCTAAAGACACACATAATAGTTTAGAATTATTGGACACAGTACCTTCTGGATTTGATTTTACTTATTGCCAAGAATGGGGTCTAACAATTAATGACGCTGTTGTTGCTAGAGTAGTTTTAGATTTAAGAAGAAAAGCTTACGGTACTTGGGAAAGCCAATTAGAAAAAATATATGATGATGGAATAGATAGTTGGAAAACAGCAGTAGCAGCAGTTAAAACAAGTATTCCTAAATAATTTTATTGTACAATTTTCAATTTGTATAATAAAAATCCATATTGAGTGTACTCAAAACTCGTTGATTCCCAACGAACTTTAATATAATCTATAAGCTATGCTACAAAAAATAGGGTTTGCCCCTGGATTCAATAAACAAGTCACATCAACTGGAGCCGAAGGTCAATGGACCGGGGGTGAGAATGTTAGATTTAGGTATCTTGTACCTGAAAAAATAGGTGGCTGGAAACAATTAGGTGACTCTAAATTAACTGGAGTAGCTAGAGGTTTGCATCATTGGGTAAATAATACTCAAATTAAATATGCAGCTATCGGAACCAACAGAATTTTATATGCTTATTCAGGAGGTATCTTTTATGATATTCATCCTTTAGTTAATCCATCAGGAACAGCTATCACAACTGCTTTTTCCACTACTAATGGATCACCAACAGTTACAATCACTACAGGAGTTACTACTTTTCAAGCAGGAGATATTATTTTATTTGGGGCAACCGTAACAGCTCCAACAGGTTCTAACTTTACAGCGGCAGATTTTGAAAATAAAAAATTCATGGTGACGTCTGCACCATCTAACACAACGATTACGATTACTATGGCTAGTAATGAAACTGGAGCAGGGGCAACTAACTCTGGAGCAGCTACTTATTATCAATACTATAATGTAGGACCAGCCGAGCAATTAGGTGCTTATGGTTGGGGTATATCTTTATTTGGGGGTAATGTTTTAGGATCTATTGCTACAACTTTAAATGGATCATTAAGTGATAACGTTTATGGTACCGGCGGATCAGGAACTACAATTACTTTAACAAGTGTAGTAGGTCTTCCAACATCAGGAACTAATTCTATAACGGTGGGAGTTGTAGGAAGTACAGCAAGTGAAATTATTACCTACACTGGAGTAGCAGGAACTACTATTACAGGTATTACTAGAGGAGCATTGGGATCAACTCGATCAGCTCACAGTACTGCAACAGCTGTTACTAATAGTTCTAGTTTTACAGGCTGGGGTTCACCAGCATCTAATACTGACTCAGTAATTGATCCAGGTCTATGGTCCTTAGATAATTTAGGTTCAAAGCTTATAGCTTTAATTGTAGGTGGAAAATGTTTTGAATGGGACGCAGATTTAACTAACGCTACATCTGTGAGAGCCTCGGTTATTGCAAACGCACCTGTTGTTTCAAATGCCATGATAGTATCTACACCAGATCGACACTTAGTTTTCTTTGGTACAACAACAACTAACACAGACTCTACAACTCAAGATGAGATGTATTTACAATTTTCAAATCAAGAAGATATTACCGATTATACTCCTACGGCAAACAATAGTGCTGGTTCACAAAAACTGGCCGATGGATCACGGATCATGGGAGCTCTTAGAGGTAGAAATGCAATCTATGTATGGACAGATACCGCGTTATTTATAATGCGTTTTGTAGGTCAGCCTTTTACATTTGCCTTTGAACAAGTTGGAACTAACTGTGGTTTGATTGGAATGAATGCAGCCAAAGAAGTAGATGGCACAGTTTACTGGATGTCAGAGAATGGATTTTTTAGATACACTGGTAAATTAGAATCAATGGTATGCTTAGTAGAGGATTATGTATTTGATGATATTAATACAACATCTAGTCAATTAATTTACTGCGGCTTAAATAATTTGTTTGGTGAAATAATGTGGTTTTATCCAACCTCAACATCCAATGCTAATGATAGATGTGTCTCTTATAATTATTTAGATTCACGTAGTGAAAAACCTATTTGGTTTACTAATGCTAATCAATATTTTCCGAGAAGCACTTGGGCAGATTCTGCAATATTCGGTTTACCTCATGGGACATCTTATGATGCAGGTAATGATGCCTCTTTTGATGTTGTTGGAAACACTGACGGCTCAACAATATACTATGAACACGAAACAGGTACAGATCAAATTACACCTACGGTGACAACTACATTAATATCTAATATTCTTTCCGGGGATTTTGATATTACACAAGATCAAAGAGAAGGTATTACTTTTAGAGGGGACGGAGAATTTATTATGAGGATTAACAGAATAGTACCTGACTTCATTAGTCAGACAGGAAACACAACTATTGACTTAGAGGTAAGAGATTACCCGAACGATACCGCAGCTACTTCAACATTAGGACCCTTTACAATTAGCTCAACTCAGTCTAAGATAGATACTCGAGCTAGAGGGAGAGCAGTTGCTCTCAAAATTTCTAACACAGCAGCTTCTGAAAGTTGGAAGTTAGGAACATTTAGATTAGATATACACCCGGACGGAAGAAGATAATGGATAAATCGAAAATATTTAGTTTGGCAGCACGTTATTATCTTAACAATAGAGATTCTGATACTGGTGGAATAAAATTCGCTCCAACAGGCAACAAAAGAAGTTTTGGAGATATAGCTAAAGGAGCGGCAAAAAACTTAGCGACAACTAAATTGACGACTTCTTTAATGGGTAAATTAGGATTGGGTTCTTTGTTAGGTCCCTTAGGGTTTTTAGTCGCTCCTTTTTTATCTAAAATGATAGGAGGGGGTGTAAATAAACTTACCGGTGGAGGTGGGTGGTTTGGTAGAGGAAGACCTAAATTAACTCAAAAAGAAATTTGGGAAAAAGATGATGTAGATCTAGCTGATCAGGGTTTTACTGCAACAGGAACTTACGGTGGTAATGATGTTTATAGTGCTGAGGGTACTACCGTTGATAAAGATGGTAGCCTAACATCCAATACAGGGCAGCATATAGGTAATATTAATGATGAATTTGGCTTTAGTGGTGATACTAATTCATCAGGTTCAACAGGAAGTATGAGTGCTTCAGATTTTTCTGATGATACTGCAGGAACACCTTTTAGAAAAGGAGGCCTAGCAAGTTTATGGCAAAGATAGTACAAATATTAACAAGACCTAGTTCAGATTATAATGTAGATGTGGCCAACTCTTTAGTAAGAGATTTAGATGCTGTACTACAAAAACTTAACACTACATATCAACAACAATTAAAAGAAGAATCGGAAGCATTTAACTTTTTTATAGGATAATGGCAAACGTATACAAAAATAGTATTGTAAGTACAACAGACGCTTCAGATAAACTGGCTTACACAGTTCCGGCAGCTACAGTAGCTTTAGTTAAATCTATATCTGTTTATAATGGAACAGGAGGATCTTCTAATATTACAATTTCTATTACTGACAGTAGTGCTAGTACTACCACTATCTATTCTTATGTAGCTGGTTTGAGTTCTTTAGCAAAGAAAGAATTTTTAGAGGGAGATGAAAGCACTTTGCTCGTTCTAGAATCAGCAGATACAATTTTAATAAAATCTAGTAATGGGGCTTCTGCTATAATAACAATAAGTGTACTACAACAGGATAGAACATAATGAATAAAGAAATACCGGTAATACAAGCAAAAGCAATAACAGAATATCAACACAAGAAAACAGGGGTTATCTATAAGACAAAAGAAGAGTGGCAAAACCTTGGTATATCAAACGAGGACATTGCACAAAACGTAACCATAAAAATGCCACCACTTGATTTATTGGGTAAAACAAGTTAAAGTATAAAATTCAGGATAAATCCTGCCTTTTTAAAAATTAATAACTATGCCTATGATAGAAGAACAAATTACAGAATCAATACAAACTGGTGCACCTAGCATTAAATATGAACAAGGTAGAGATCAAATAGCGTCTATGCCCGACATAGATGCTGAGTTATATCAAATGTTTTTAGAAGCTTTAAAAGAAGGACAACTTCCACCAGGCACAGATTTTAAAACATACAAAGATATGATGATGCAAATAGGTCAACAACAAGCTGAACCTGGTCAAGGTATCATGGGTAATGACAGAGCTATGGCTGCTTACGGTGGTCTTATGGGAGCTGACGGTAGAAAACAATATGGTATTGGATCATGGTTTCAAAAGAAAATTATGGATCCGATTAAAAACAATCCTGTTGTATCAGCTGCAGCTGCAGCATTAGCTTACGATCAATTTGGTATAAAAGGAACTGATTTAGGTGGTAATAAAAATGTAAGTGGTTTCATAGGCGATTTATTTGGAAAAATACCAGACAGTGTAAAAAGTACAGGTACAGATATTCTTTTGGGAAAAAAAGTAGGTGCTGATGGTAAGCCAGTAGAAGGTACTCGTACAGGTGGACTTTTAAGTTCTTTAAGTAAAGCAGCTATTCCAATAATAGGCGGAGGAATTGCAGGTTTGTTTTCACAGGATCAAGAAGAAGAAAATTCAATTTCAGGCGGTATGGGAACAGGTATAGGAATTCAGAACGTAGGAAAAGCAGCAAATTTATTATCTCCAA